AAGAACTCTATTCGTCCTACACTCAACAAAATCCGCCAATCTTTTGGTTTTAAAAAGTATATTTCTAGAATAAGATGAAGTAGGATCATAATCCAAAACTAAATCAAAATTATTAATTGTATCAACTCTATTTTCAGAAATAAAATCTAAAATGGGGACTAAAGATTGTGTTGCTCCTACTGAAACAATCGCATTTTGTTGAATATCAACATCACCAAAATTTTTCATTCCAGAGGGGTGAACTAATTTATTGACAGGATCTATAAACTTTTCAAATGCTATAGGACTTTTTAATGTATACGAAAGATTTTGATAATAATTATTATCTGGCAATACTTGTAAATCATAATTTAATTGTCCTATTTGATTATCCCACCCCAATGATTTTTTATTGGCATAATTTGTAGTAAATCTATTTTTAGATATTAAAACATCATTTATGGTTGCAAAATTTCCAGATTTAGATCCTTTAAGTATGTCTCCAACTTTTATCTCATAATCACCAACAACTTTAATGAATTTTCTATCAGAAAAAACGACTTCTAAATCGGTTATAACATTATTTACAAATAATTTTTCATTTAGATAAAATAGACTTGGAGATTTTGTTACATTAAATGTTGGATAATTTTGAGATTTAACAATGGATGTAAAATCAGTTTGATTTGTTACGGGTGTTCCCGCATTAGATGTAAATTCACCAATATAATATTCTAAAATTGCTGGATTTGAATTTACATAATTTGTAACTTTAAAGAAATTATATCCATTATCGGCAGAATTAAATCCTGTTCCTGGAGATGTTATATTTCCTAATGCATCAGTAAAACTTTGTTTTTTAATACCTTCAACAAATATCAAATCCCCAATCTCAAACGGTGGGTTTACAAATCCATCTATAGGTGGAGTTGATAATTCACATTGAACAATTCCAGTCGCAGCAGAATAAGATAAAACTCGATTAACTTGTATTCCGTTACTATTATTAACCGCGTAAATTCTATGATCTACGTTTGATAATCCTCTTGGTTCTTCTATGATGTCAACAGATATTATAGTATTACCTCTATAGTTTGCTTTGATAAATCCACTATTAACTTTTGTATTTGTATATTCGTTTACTACAACAAGATTTGGCTCAGAAGTATAATTTTTTCCACCGCTAAGAACATCAATTTTAGTTATTTTTTCTGAAGATTCTAGTCCAATATATTTTGGAATGTCTACCTGAGGTCGTAATGTGTTGTCGGAAGAATAATCAAATCCTTCATTAACTATTCTAAATTCATTTAGATTTCCAATAGTTTTTGTTTTAGCTTTGATAATTGCATTAGAACCTAAACTATTCGAATTTGAAGTTGATAATCCAGTGATTAAAGGAAGTCTAGAATAATTAGAACCACCGCTAATGATGTTAAGTTTTGATATTGGTCCAGAAGATGATAAAGATGTGGTTGAATAATCAACTCTAGAAAGTTGATTTGGACTATAAGAAAGTTTTTCTGGAACTTCATTTAGTGTAATATAAAAATCAGTCGTACCAACTCCAAAGACTTTATATTTTCCAGAATATAAACTATCTTTATATAAAATTTCTGAATAATCTTTTACGTCATCATCTGGATGAATTTTTAAACCATTTTTTTCTAAGCAATAATATAACTTTGTTGGCAATAGATCATCATAATTTATAGTGATAGTTGCAGATGATGAAATTCCTATTGTCTCATTAGATATTACAGAAAAAGTTGATGTTGATCCTACCGAAACAAATTCATTTGAAAAATTATTATCATAGTATAATTTAAACTTATATCCAATAAGCGAAGAATCTGAAACATTAAAAACTAGATTATTATTTTTTATTACGGATATTTGTGGATTTAGTAAACTTATTTCATGACCAGATCCACCTGTGTTTCCAATACTTATTGTAATCGCTGGATTTGATGTTGAATCAAAATAAGTTTCGGAAAGTTTAATATTATTGTCATCAACTCTAAAAATATAATATCCGCCCGTAGTTATTCCGCCAATGGTCGCATCCGATGATCTATAAAAAATCTTGTCTCCGGTTTTATATCCATGATTTGGAAGATAAATTTGACCACTAGAAGAATTAACTCTGTAAGAAGTAAATCCTACAGGATTGACTAATAATTTATTAGAATCACTATCATATTTTACTACTACGGAAGTAGAATTTCCAATACCTACGGATAGTTTTGGATTAATATTTAATTTAATTAAATCGCCATTTTGTAAATTATGACTTGTAGAAACAGATACTTTTGTCTTAATTCGTTTAGATGTTGCAGTTATTTGGGATCTAAGAGTTTCTAGTTGATAATTATAGTCATCACTACCGTTAGTAACAAAGAATAATCCTTCACTAGCAATTCCAACTTGTGTGGTAAGTCCAATAAAGTCTTTAGATTTTTTGATTACATAAACATACTCAGTATTTCCAGAAATTGGTAAATTAAAATTAGATCCGCCCGAAGTATTAGAAACCGAAAATGCACTAGATGAATTTGATTTTGTTAATAAAACTCTTTCATTATGTTTAAAATCGTGATTGGGGATATAGATGCTTTGAGTTTGTACGGATATTGTTTTTGGAGATGCTCCAACATAATAGTTTATTGAAGTTGATTGACCTGTTTGAATACCAACTCCAACAGAATATCTTGGATTAAAAAATGTTTTATAGTTTTTAGATGAATCAAAATAATTTGATCTTAATGATATTGTAAAAGAGTCTGCATAGTAGTCAACAGCATCAGAAATTGAATGCGCCGTACCGGTAGAACCCCTTTTAACTCTTAAAATATTATCTTCGGGGAAAATATTTAAAACTGACAGAATTTCAGTTCCAATACCAATGGTTGTTCCAGATCCAGCCAAAGGAGATATTGAAGAAACATAAATGTCAGTTACTAATCCAACATTTGGTGGAATATGATCTATTAAAGTAGATCTATCAGAAGAAACTCCAATAATTTGAGTATTCGTTAGTTTATCAATAAATGTTGATATTCCTGAAATTTGAATTAAATCCTGATCTGCAAAAGAATGGTACTGGTTAGTATAGATTCTTATTGTATTTTGATCCTGCCAAGTAACGACAGAATTTTCAAAACTATCGTAAGAAGTTTGTATCTCAGTAATACTTTTTCCACTTATTTCCGAAACCTCTGCAATTGCTCCTCCACCATCAGTTCCTTGATTATCAAAAATTATAGAATTTCCTACTCTATAATCATTTCCAGGATTAACTATTGATAATGAATCAATCGATCCTTTCGAAACAGATTCAACAAGAGTGACTTGAGTTATGTCTTTATTTGATTCTGTAATAAAGTCATTTTTTGAATTTTCTTGATTAACTCTATATGGAAATGTATTTCTAACTAACTTTGAACTATTAAAATTAAATGATTGATTTAAATTATTGACAGTAGGAACTGATCTATAAGTATCACCAATAAAATAGGGGAATTTTGGTATTAATTTAGATGTTGTAGTATCGGTAGAAACTCCAACAAAATATGCATAAATGCCATTAGGAAATTCTGGTGTTTTTGAAAACCTGCCATTATGAATATCTAAATCTCCAGAATCATCAAATTTATAATCATCAACAAAAAATCCTAGTGGGAAATTATCATCTATAGGTCTGTTTGAAATATTTGAAATATGAGCAGAATATCCAGTTTTTAATGGAACTATACTAGAATTATTGTTTTTTGGATCAGCAAATCCAAAAGGACCGTAAATAGGATTTCCATCATATGCCCATCCAATAACTTTTGAATGTCCTCCAACTTGAGATGGATCTGAAAAAGATGTACCATCTCTATCAGTTGAATAACCAACTATACCATATGAAACATTTGAACCATATTCAACAAATATTTGATCTGAAAAACGTGAAAAATTATTGACAGATAAAGATCTGACTGAAGAATCCAGAACGCAGTTTTTTCCAGGAGATTGAATAACAACTGAAGTTTTAGTTTGAGTATAATTTGTTCCTTGATTTATAATAATTACATCTACAATTCTACCATCTCTAACTACGGATCTTAATTTTGCAGAAGATCCGTCTCCAGTTACAATTAAATCTGGTGGAGCAAAATAATATTTTCCACCGTTTTGAACTTCAACGTTTATAATTTTACCATCTTTTATAATTGGTTTAAGTTGAGCTCCTTCACCGTTTCTAATATATAAAAATGGTTTTTTATGGAAATTTAAAATTTTAGATCCATAGTTGGTTCCATTTTCATAAAGGTATGCATCAATTATTTCACCTCTGACAATTGGAGTTGCTGTTATGGTATTACCAACTCCAGAAATTTCGGCATTGATATTGATTTTAATTTCTGGATATGAGAATATTTGATATCCTTCTCCAGAAGTTTTAAATTTGACAAAATTTTGCTTCACAAAATTAGTTGTAGCAGCACTTACATTAATAGGTCCAGCTTCTGCCAATCTAAATTGCGAATCATCAATTTTTAAAACATAATATTGATTTGTTGTTGACAGACCACTAATTCCACTAGTCTGATAAGTGTAGTTAATTATATCTCCATTCTTAAATCCATGACCATCAAAAGACACAATGCTAGAAGAAGTTGAAATTCCCGTTGGAGAAACTCTTAATTTTCTGTTTTCATATCCACTACCAGAATTAATAACTTTTATTTCCGATAAAACATTAGATTCTTCGTATAATCTAAATTTATGAGTTCCTCCTGCATTAATAGTTGTAAATCCTACAGTGTTTATTCCAGATAAGTAATCACTTTCCTTCTTATACAAATATATTGAGCGTGGATTTATAACTTTTGGAAAATATATTGCACCATTGATTAGATAATCATTTTGATTTGTATTCGAAAACTTAAATGAACCTATTCCCAAAGGTTCATTGCCGTTTGAATTATATACAATTTTTGTACCATCAATTAAATTATGTCTTTCTAAGAAGGTGATTGTTTCTTCGGTGACGTCTACTCCACCAGTAGCCCCAATACCTGCTTGTGCGGCATTAAACTCTATCTCAAGATACTTTTTAGATACGATTGGTTCTAATTTTGCTCCTGTACCATTTCCACCAGTGATTGTTGCTGATAAAACTCTATTAACATTGAAATTTTGTGGATCAACTATTATTTCTTTTACCGAACCCCTAACAACAGATTGTATTAATGCTGTTGTTCCCAAACCAACATTAGAAGCAACTATTTGTGGCGGATTTATAACATCATAATCAGACCCACCATTATAAATTCTAATTTTTTCTATCGGACCATAATAAATTTTATCATTGCTCTTGTAGTTAATAATTTCAACACCATTAATCATTACACCAGTTGGACCAACCTCTGTCTTTTGGTTAGTTCCAGATTGAATATTCTGTTTTATGGGTAATTTAGATAATGCTTTTTTAGGATCTAGTGTTTTATTGAAGTGCTGTAAAAGAGTAAAAGTATGATTCGCAATATCTCCATTTTGACTAAATTCAACCGAATTTCCTGTTGCAATAAAGGACCTCGAATTGTATAGTTTTATTTGGTTTTTTCTAGTTCCAACTTTTAATACCTCAACATAATAAGTTGTTCCAAAAGTAAGACCAGAAATTTGTGTGTTGTTTCCTGTGTAAACAACAGCATCTCCAGTAATAAATGGAACATCATCAGAAAATGTTAATATTGAATATAAATTTGTAAAAGGATTATATCCACGGTAAATATCACTCAATATAGAAGATGAGTTTATATTAATTGATGATGAGAATATTTTGTTTACAATTTGGTAATCTGGAAGAGAGTTTGATGCAATATATGCATACTCATCATTTTCATTATAAGTATTTTGAATATTAGATAATACCCTACTAGAGCGCAGAGAAATGTTAGAAGAAGGGTCAATAGAAGCATAACTGTATTTTCTTCTAATACTCAATTTTCTAGTTGAAACTACATTAATAATATTCTTATCAAGAGTCACTAAAGATCCACTTATAGTTACAACTTTTGCGTCGGATAAAACAATGTTTTCTGAATTTTTATCTAAAATATCTACAGTATCATTAATTTTTAAACTCGATTTATCTACATTTTCGTACAATGTTATTTGATTGTTTAAAAATGATTTTATTTCATATCTAGATCTAGTGTTATAAATCCAAGTATTATAGAAAAATTCTTTATAATTTTTATTGTTATTGAATACTTTCTCACCAAGATTTTTGGAAATTAACTGATCATTCTCCAATAAAAGAGAAAAATCATCTTCATTTTCGATTCCAGATAAAACTCCAGTAATTCTCAGTTCAACTAACTTAGACGAGTCGCCATTTTCATATCCGTAAATAATTTTGTCGGAACGGATAGGGGAAGAAGTAGGAATTTCTGTTACTACTCCAGAGCACCCAAAAAATTGATTGACACTTTTATCAGTGTATGTAATTTTATTTGAACCACTTACTAGGTTCCCAGAATCTGGGAATCCAATCGTACTATCTACGGAAATGACTGAAGAACCTATTGAAACAGTATCGGATACTATTGTTTTAGGTGTAATTTCAAAATTACCTTCGATTAAACTTCTTTCACTATATCCAGCAAAAAGTTGTATTTTGTAAAAGGTTTTATTACCTCTGGTTAAAATTTCTACTTCAGAAACGGGACCCGCTGCCGTATTGTCTAAACTTCTAATTGTATGTCCTACTAAGTTATTAGGATTTCCACTAATTCTTTCTACAATTAATGTTTCTCTTCTGACAAAATCTGCAGTTGATGGTTTGATTAGAAAATCTTCTAAATTAATAACTTTAGGAGTTACACCGTAAAGAATATTGAATAGGATTCTAAAAGAATCATTAGTTCCTTTGCCCTCATAAAAATTACGAGCTTGTTTAATAAAGTTATTAACTTTTAAATCGTCAACAAACTCAACATCTTCAAATCCAGGAGCAAGTAAATATTTAATTTTTCTATAAAATTCCTTTAAAAATGCTGCACTTAAATTATGTACAGATGCCCCCGTGTTATGTGTAGCAGCAACAGATGTTGAAAAAATTAATTCTTCTGGATTAAGTTGATTTCTATAAGAAGTAATTCCACTAAATCCACGTATACATCCAGTGAATTTATTTGTCGTTATTCCAGTATAGGTAATAATTTCATCATCAACTTTAAAAAGACCGTATGACTTTGGAAATCCTTTAGTAGAGTTGACAGAAATTTCAATGCCAGAATCTGTAGTTGTGATGCCAGTTGTTAAAGATGTAACACCGACAACCACTTCTGGGGTCAAATTATCTAAACTCAGATACTGATCTAAGTTTTCGGCAATATCAATTGGTCCACCTTGATATTCCTGTGAAATATAATACTGCTTTAAAAATTCTGCAGCCTTAGGAGACTCTGATAATAAAAATTCTGGTAACTGATTTTCTATAATTTGTTGTACTTTGACTCTAGCGTCAAAACCAGTTGTAATCATATTTCTAGCACTACCTTGTTAATTTGCCGTTTGAATAACTCGACCTTACTGGGAAATTAACGCCAGAAATCTGCTCCCCAGAAGATATGGTGTCTCTAACCATATTTATAGTGCTTTTTGTCGTATCGAAAATCAAATATAAATCTTGCAGTCCAATCACATCATTTGATTCTGGGTATGCTTGAATTTCAATAACACCATCCGCTAAATTAGTTGAAATAATATTAATCGTATTGATAATGATTTCACCCTTGGTATAATTTACAGTGCCTACAGATTTTTTAACGATCTCAAAAGTTCCTGCTTCTAATGTTGGTTTTACGATGGAAAGAATTCCAATATCACTATCTTCAGATGCAACATCAGTAAAGTAAACAGTATCTGGATCATCAGCAAGTTTAAATCCAGTACTCTTAATGTTGTATCCACCTATTGTTTTGTGAAATTTATTACCGAAACATATTTCGTATTGAGCAAAAGTATTGAGAATTGAATTTAGATTCCTTCTCATTTTCACTCTAGTGATATTTGATGTGATGGCAGTATCAGTATTGTCGATGACTTGAAGTAGTTTACTGTATCTAAATCTTCCACCAAATTTATTTAAATCAATTGATTTCGAATATGTATTAATTGAAGAACTTATTTTTGTTCTTAATTCTTCTACATTAGAAACTCTAGAAGAATCATAATAGACATCACTCTCAGTTTCAACATATAGCAGTTTAAGATCAACTATTTCTTGATTGATTCCTGAGATTGAATAACTCTTAAGATCATTCAAAATTTGATTTTTGACAAAATCCGATACTGATGTTGCATTTTTAGGTTTAATACTAATAAAAACTTTTCCATATTGTGGTGGATCCATTTCTTCACCACCAACGACAGCAACAGATTCAGTATTTGGATAAATCAATTGAATAATAGACTCATAATCTTTTGCAGTAACCGCACGATATTGTGATGAATAAAGGCGTGGAGCAAAATATTTAATTGACTCGATTGGTTCAATATCGCCACCACCAGCAGCTCGAGTTACTGTGGTGACGGAAACGGTGCTTGAGGGATTAGCAAGAAGACCATTTGCATCAACTGTTGTACCAGCATATGAAAATAAACTTGGACCATTTCCATCTGAACCACTGGTTGTTATATAACTAATCGTAACAGTCGTACCACTTGTTAATTTTTTACCAATAATACCATCACCGAATATAATCTCATATTTTTCATCTTGAATTTCCTGTAACAAATATATTTCAGAATCTTTATTAACTTTTAAAATATTATCAATTTTTTTATATTGTGTAGTTCCGACCTTAACAACAATCGTTGATGTATCAACATCGGGATTATCAATGATAAATCTTTGATTGTATGAATTATCGACAGTAAATGTCTTTGTAAGATAAACTCCTTGATATAAATCTAAGTTTGCAAAACTTGCAATTCCATTATTGATATTAACGCTTTTATCTTCAGGAAGTGAAAATGTAAATGAAGTATTATCAACTGCACCGACACAAACCAAACCTGCTTTTAGAATTAACTGCCCAGATTGATTTGAAGTTTGAATGTTAAATGAAACAGTTGCCTTTGCTGCTGTTTTTGAACGAGGAACATATCCAATATTTCTTGCCAAAGAGACAACATTTTCTCTTAATGTTGCTGAATCCAAAAAGGATTCATTCACAATCATATTAGAATTGAATGCAGTAATATAAGTGTTATATGCTAAAGTATCGATTAAGACAGAGAAATTAGATCCTTCAAAGTCAAAGTCCGTGAACGTAGAGTTTGCACGAAGATAGTCTTTGATTGAGGTTTTAATTTGATCGAAATCTAGATTCGTAAACTTTGTAAAAGGCATTTTATATTACCTGGTTGCCTCTAAAATATATGTAAATTGTTGCACTGGAAATTCTTGTCCGACGATGTCATATGACATATTAATTTCAAATGCATTTTCATCTGGTTTTGGAAAAACTTCGACCTTTGAGTTGATCACTCTTGGTTCAAAGTTCTCAACCGCAACTTGTAGTTGCTGTTGAAGAATGGATGCTGTTCCAAAATCAATAAAATCAAATAAACTTGCCCTTATGTTTGATCCAAAAAGAGGATTAAAGAATCGTTCATAGGGCAAAGTTTGAATAATATTTCGAATCGAACGTTTGATCGCATCTTCATTTTTAATCGCAGAAATATCCTTTGTGACTGGATGCATGTCAAACGACAAACTAATATCCTTAAATCCTCTGGATACTTTTGCGACCACTTTTAGAAGTTAATTTATGTATTTGTATTTATAGCTTAACTCCGTAATTTGGTTCCGTACCATACTCCCAATCATCATAATCATCATCATTGCGTATTTTCGCGTGCAATTCTGACTGTTCTTTGAGATGATGCTTTGAGAAATCAATATTGTCGTGCATGATTTCTTGAATCACCTTCTTTTTTTCTGTGATATTGGCAGTATAGTCGGTGACAAGATGAGTTGTTCCCCACATTTGATACATAAAATCTTGATCTCGATCTGGATTTGGATGTGTTGCCAT